AGGATGTTAGCGACTTTGTCCTACACGAAACCAGACATAGATCAGAGGAAGCGAACATGATAAATAGCGAGCCTGACGAGCGGACACGAAGTGTATTTATCATTGAGTGACGAAGGATCTAGCTGGTGGAGGAGGACATTGGAGCGACAAAGTGTTAAAGTAATACATTATTACTATAATTGTCTTGACAAGGGAAAACCCAGTCTATATCTAACAAGAGGTGGGAAACGAGTTATCCAACAACAAGTATGGGCTAACAGCCAAGCAAAAGGCGCTTGTCGATACTATCGTAGCCGAAGGCTGTAGTATAAGAGAAGCGGCAACAAAGGCTGGATATTCAACAAAAGACGGAGGCAGAGTAGCTGCTAGTCGTACACTACGAATCCCCAAGGTACAACAGTACATGATGGATCAAGTGGCACGAACTATAGGACTGGGAGCGGTGACTGCATCACACAAGTTAGTCCATTTGAGCAACAACGCACGCAGTGAGTATGTGCAGCTCGAAGCTAGTAAAGATATACTAGACAGAGTAGGACTACGCACACCAGATAGAGTATCTCACCAGATAGACGGTGAGATTAAAGTGAATATAGATCTCTCCTAACAAACAGGGGGGTGGGGGTTAAAAAACTGTGTGTGTACGGAGAGAGAGATGTCAAACAAACAACAGAGTCCAAAAAAGCTCTATAACCAAGACCAGATACTAAACTGGACCAGAGAAGAACAGATGAAGCATAAGGTGTGTTATGTCTGTCAGCAGTGGGGGACAATCGCTTTGAAAGGAGAATATGGAAACTATTATTTCGTTTGTGCAGACCATTGGAAGGTCGATCCTTCGTATATGGATCAATAATAATATATTTTTAAGGAGAAAAAGGCTCAAAGAGCCTGATGAACACGAAGTATTCTTAGGATCAGACTCTTATTGAGGATTGATTAGGGAATGTGCCTCGTTCTTTGTAATAACGATAAGCCCAATACCAGTTCTTTTTGTATTCTGTTTGAAGAAAATCCTTAATATCTCTATCAGGATCATCAAACCAGCGTTTCATTGCTTTGATTAGTTTATTCATACGACTGATATAAATAATTTATTAAAGAAAACAAATGCTAAAACCACACAACAGCTATGATGTCAAGCCACATTTAGTGTGCATTGTATCTATTAAATTAAATACTAATCTTTTATTGACGCTAGATAAGAGCTGATATAAGCTAAACTCGTCTGGTTAAGACATAAAGCGTTAGTGTTGCAACACTATAACATAAAGGAGAAAAAGATGCCCAACGTAAATGGAAAAAAATTCCCATACACAGCCAAAGGAATGGCTGCTGCAAAAAAAGAAGCTAAGAAATCAGGGAAAAAAATGACTAACTCAAAAAAATATGGCAAAAAGTAAAGTTAATCAAGCTGGTAACTATACAAAGCCTAGTCTAAGAAAAAGATTATTTAATCAAATTAAATCTAGTTCTGTACAAGGCACAGCTGCTGGGCAGTGGAGTGCAAGAAAAGCTCAACTATTAGCTAAAAAGTATAAAGCTGCTGGTGGTGGATATAAATAATGGCATTAGCCAAATCACAAAGAAGTTTAAAGGCTTGGACTAAACAGAAATGGAGAACCAAGTCTGGAAAACGATCTAGTGATACAGGAGAAAGATATCTACCTAGTGCTGCTATTAAAGCCTTAAGCCCAGCAGAATATGCTGCAACTACTAGAGCAAAAAGAAAAGCATCTGCTCAAGGTAAACAAGTATCTAAGCAACCAAAAAATATTGCAAAGAAAACAAAAGCGTATAGAAAAGTAAATTAATGGTAGCTAAAAAATATCAAAATCCTGAAGGTGGACTTAATGCAGCTGGTAGAGCACATTTCAAAAGAACTGAAGGTGCTAATCTTAAAGCACCAGTTACAGGCAAAGTCAAAAGAGGATCTAAAGCTGCTAAAAGAAGGAAGTCATTTTGTGCGAGAATGGGTGGAGTCAAAGGACCAATGAAAGATTCTAAAGGTAGACCTACCCGTAAAGCATTAGCGTTACGCAAATGGAAATGCTGATTGAGTAGTAAATCAAAGATCAAAGGAACTAGAGTAGAACGAGAGATCGTCAAACTATTTGAAGCACAAGGCTTCTCAGCTCGTAGACAACCTATGTCTGGAGCGATCATGGACTTTCCTCATGATGTTTATGTTAATGATTTATTTGACGGAACAACCATTGAAGTTAAAGCTAGAAAGAATGGTGCTGGATTTAAACAGCTAGATGATTGGAAAGGATCAGCTGATATTTTAGTCTTGAAAAAAGACTTTGAAAATCCTAGTGTGTATTTAGATTGGAAGTTATTTAAGGAGTTTTTAGATGTCTACAGACAATACCAACATAGATTCGGAAGTGAATCTGGAAACAAGGAAACAGTTTCCACTAAGTTTTCAAGAGAGAGAACGATTAAGAAAGATCGTAAAAAAAGTTCACCTAAAATACCTTCCCGAAAGTTTTCTGACCAACAAGGAAGCAGACAAATTAATAGAAGCACTTGGTCCAACGGTAAGAGAAAAATTGCTAAAAGAGTACATAGACAAGGTGAAGTAGATGGTCCAGTTCAACTACAAACCAGATGGCAGTACCTTAAAGAACTTTCTAAAAGAAGATGATTTCTTTCGAGGTATACGAGGACCAGTAGGTTCTGGTAAATCTGTTGCTTGTTGTGTAGAAATATTTAAAAGAGCTATCCAACAAGAAAAAGGTCAAGACGGGAAAAGAAAATCTCGTTGGGCAGTTATTCGTAATACCAATCCTCAGTTAAAAACTACTACTATTAAAACTTGGTTAGACTGGTTTCCTGAGAATACCTTTGGACCTTTTGCATGGTCAGTTCCTTATACCCATAGAATCCAAGTAGCTGATATAGATCTAGAAGTTATCTTCTTAGCATTAGATAGACCAGAAGATGTCAAGAAATTATTATCATTAGAATTAACTGGAGTATGGGTAAACGAAGCAAGAGAATTACCTAAAAGTATTATTGATGCCTGTACTATGCGTGTAGGCAGATATCCTTCTATGAGAGATGGTGGTGCATCTTGGTATGGAGTTATTGCTGATACTAACGCTCCTGAAGAAGATCATTGGTGGTCTATCATGTCTGGAGAAGTACCCACCCCCGAACACTTATCTAGAGAAGAAGCCTTAATGTTAGTTAAACCAGAGAACTGGAGCTTCTATATTCAACCTTCTGCTATGTTAGAGAAGAAGAATAGTAAAGGAGAGTTAGAAGCATATGAGAATAATCCTAAATGCGAAAACAAAGGAAACCTAACAGAATCTTATTACCCTAATATTATCAAAGGTAAAACAAAAGGCTGGATAGATGTTTATGTAATGAATAAATTAGGTACGATTGAAGAAGGTAAGCCTGTTTATCCTAGCTGGAATGAAGAAGTACATATCTCCAAAGAGCCTTTAGAACCATTTTCTACTACATTATTTGTAGGAATAGACTTTGGATTAACACCAGCTGCTGTATTCGGACAGAAGTTAGCTGATGGTAGGTGGTTAATCCTACATGAGTTAGTTTGTTTTGATATGGGTATTGTAAGATTTACTGAATTACTAAAATTAGAAATGGCTAAAAGGTTTAGAGGACTAGAAGTAGAGATCTATGGAGATCCAGCTGGAGATTTTAGAGTTCAAACAGATGAAAGAACACCTTTTCAAATACTTAGACAACAAGGATTAAGAGCTAAACCAGCTCCAAGTAATGACGTTGCTCTGCGAATAGAGAGCGTAGAAGCAGCTTTAACTAGAATGGTAGAGGGAAAGGCTGGCTTCCTAGTAAATAATAGCTGTATGAACCTAAAAAAGGGGTTTAATGGGGGTTATTATTATAGGCGAATACAAGTATCTGGAGATCGCTATGATGATAAACCTATGAAGAACAGATATTCCCATGTTCATGATGCTTTACAGTATTTAATGCTAGGTGCTGGAGAAGGTAGAAGCCTAATGGCTGGTAAAACAGCTCCTTCTCGTGTAATACAAACAAGATCTTGGAATATCTTTGATAATCAAAAGAAAAAAAAGAAATCCGTATGGCAAAACAGACTAGGTATCTAGTATATTTCTTTGAAAACACAGACGGACATAGAGATACTAGGTTTTTTAAAAAAGGTTTTAAGCATTGTGGAGTTATAACTTACGATCCAGAAAACAAAGTATGGATATTAATGGAGTATATATTTGGTCATTTAAATCTAGAAGTCTTATCAGAAGATAAGATAGATGCTATCTTTAGAATGTTTCAAATGAAGAATGGTAGGGTTCTAGAAGGAGATATTAAACCTAGAAAAACTAAATTTCCTAGCATAATGGGTTCTTGGATTAAAGAACATAGTTGCGTATCTTATGTTCAGAGAATACTAGGATTAAATAAATGGTGGATATTTACACCACATCAGTTATATTGTGCGTTGAAAAAACAAAATTTTCGTGAAATAGATCTATAACTATGGGTAATTTATTCGGTACACCAAAATATACAGAATCAGAATCAGAAAAGCAGCTTCGTTTAGATAGAGAAAAAAGAATAAAAGAAGAACAAGAAGAAAAAGCAAGATTAGAAGCTCTTGAAGAAAAAAGAAAGAAAAGAATGGCTAAAGGAGTTATAGGAATGAGATCTCTCTTTAGTAGAGCTGGTGGTCGAGGATTCTATGCAGAAGGGAAAGAGATTGAGTAGTCAAGGTGGAACATCAAAAAGTTCAGCTGGAAGTTTTAGAGCAAGAGAAGGTGAAGTAAAACAAAAAAAAACAGCAACTCAGGTAAAATCTGATTTATATACTTCTATTGGAAAACAAGCAGATAAATATGCTCAAGAAAAATTAGGTATAAGTGGACCTAATATTATGAATACACCAGCTGGTCAAGTAGTAACAAAAGGATTTACATCTTCAACAGTATCTAATCAAATGTATGGTACTGAATATCAAAAAGCTAGAAATGAATATCTAGCATCTCAAGGTTTAGGTACTATGCAAAAAAACGGATCGTTTATTACAGGAGTACAAACAGATAAGGGATTAGTATTTAAATCAACAGCTAGACAAGCATATGAATCTGCAAAAGCAGAACCAATTCCTCTTTCTAAAGAGATGTATCAATCACAACAAAATTTTAAATTAGGATTAGGTGCGTTAGCAACAGCTGCAACTGGAATGACAGCATTTTTTTCAACAGCCTATTACTCTAACAAAACAAATCCTTATTCAACTTATGTTCAAAACTTTTACAAAACTGCTAATAGAACTTCTACATCAATAGCTGCTAATAGAGGAAGTAAAGATAGCGCAGCTCCAAGTACTGCTGAAAGTACATCTGTTACTGATTCTACAGCAGTAGCACAAAGAGATAAGAGATCATATCGTGGAGCTTCTACAGGAGAAACAGGAACACTAAGTGGCACAAGAACATTCTTAACTAAAGCAGATAAAACTATTAGAGGATCAATGGTAGGATAATGCCTTATATTCCAACAGCAGAACAAGAAGAAGTTAATTACTCTAACAATGATGCTAGAGTTATTTCTTTCTTAAAAAAGTTTAAAGAAGCAGAACATATATTCGATCATTGGAAAGATAAGTATGAAGAAGCGTATGAATATACAATGCCTCAAAGAGAGTCTTTCTATGAAGAAACTATTGGTGAGAGAAGAACTGATAAGATCTTTGACGAAACAGCTGTAGTTGGTATTCAAGAGTTTGCATCAAGATTACAAGCTGGAATCGTTCCTACATTTGGTCGTTGGGCTAGTTTACAATCAGGTACAGAAATACCAGAAGATGCTAAGTCTGAAGTAAACGAACAGTTAGATAAAATTACAGAATACATCTTTGAAGTACTAAGTGGTTCTAATTTCAACCAAGAAGTTCATGAAGCATTTATGGATCTTGCTATTGGTACAGCAGTTTTATTAGTAGAAGAAGGAGATAGTATTAATCCTATTAACTTTCAAGCAGTACCTTTACCAAGAGTTGTTTTAAACAATGGTCCTGACCAAAAGATAGATCAAATCTTTAGAACAAGAACAATGAGATATGACAGAATTATGGTTACATATCCTAAAGCTGAAATGTCTGAAGAAATGTTAAGAAGAATGGAAGAACATCCTTCTGCTAAAGTTAAAATTGTAGAAGGTGTATTTCGTTTATACGACAAACCTAATGAAGAAAGATACAAGTATTGTGTTGTTTGTATGAACGATAAAGAAATGATTTATGAAACAGAACTAACTGGAGTTGGTTCTAACCCTTATATTGTGTTTAGATGGAACAAAGCCAGTGGTGAAGTTTATGGTCGTGGTCCAGTATTTAATGCTATGGCTGCAATCAAAACAACAAACCTAACTGTAGAATTAATTTTACAAAATGCTCAAATGAGTATCTCAGGTATCTATACTTTTGAAGATGATGGTGTTATTAACCCAGATAATATTAGTTTAGTACCGGGAAGCCTTATTCCTGTAGCTCCAAATAGTAGAGGATTACAAGCATTACCAGCAGCTGGTAGATTTGATGTAGCTCAATTAGTATTAGGAGATATGAGAAACAATATTAAAAAAGCTCTCTACATGGAAACATTGGGTAGACCTGAAGGTACACCTATGTCAGCTACTGAAGTTGCAGAAAGAATGGGAGATCTGTCAAGACAAATAGGTTCCTCTTTTGGTAGACTACAATCTGAATTTGTTAATCCTTTGTTAAGGAGAGTTATTAGAATATTAATAAAACAAGGAAAGATTGTAATTCCTAAAGTAAACAATAGAGAAGTTAAAATAGTTGCAACATCTCCTTTATCTCAAGCTCAACACTCTCAAGATGTAGCAGATGTTATGAGATTCTCAGAAATTCTAGGTCAAACATTTGGACCACAAATGTTAAATATGGTAATCAAACAAGATGAAGTAGCTAGATATTTAGCTGATAAAATGGGATTACCAGAGAAACTAATTAGGGATGCAGCTGAGCAACAACAAATAGCAAATCAGTTGCAATCTATGACTCAAGCCGCTAATATGGGTGGAAATGAGTTGGGAAACCCTGAAGAACAAGGTCCAGTCTAAACAAGACTCGGAGCTAGATAAAATATTCGCTTCTGTATTTAATGATCCTAATGGGAAAAAAGTACTAGAATATTTAGAAACATTAACAGTAAAATCAGTTGTATCTCCACAAAGTTCCAGTAGTATGTTATGGCACTTAGAAGGACAACGATACTTGGTTAATTTAATCAAGTTAAAAATTAATAAAGGAATGAAAAAAGATGAGTGAAGAACAAACACAACCAATCCAAGAATCAACAGAAGTAGATTCTACACAAGAAGTTAGTTCTGAAATACCAGAGTATATACCCACTAAGTTTTGGAACGCAGAAACTAAAGAAGTAAATGTAGAAGATCTAGGTGCTTCTTATAAAGCATTAGAGAAGAAACTAGGTATGAGAACAGATGAGCTATCGAAACAAATTAGAGATGATATTACAAATGAAATATCTAGTTCTGCTCCAGAACAATATGATATAGTAACACCTGAATTACCTGATGGAGTTGCTTTAGATGTTGATCCTGAAATGCCATTGTTACAATGGTGGGCTGAAACAGCCAGATCAAAAGGATTAAGTCAAGAAGAATTTAATGCTGGTATTAACGCATTTGTAGAAAATGAAGTCAATGCATTACCTAATCAACAAGCTGAAAAAGAATTATTAGGTGAAAATGCAGATGCAAGAATACAATCAGCAGACTTATGGGCTAAAAAGAATTTAAGTTCAGAAGCCTATGATACAGTGGCTAACTTAGCTGCCACAGCAAATGGAGTAAGAGTTATAGAAGAAATAATGAAATTAACTAAAGATGCTCCTATTCCTAATACAGAAACTAAAATAGATGTTACTCCAGATCCGTTAGATCTAAAAGCTATGATGAAAGATCCAAGATATTGGAAAGACGGAGAAAAAGATGCAGCATACATTAAAAAAGTAACTGATCTGTATGAAAAATATTATAACCAAAAATCGGCTTAAAAAAGTCCAAATATACTGGAGAGATGCAATCAGCCATGCTGAATGGCTCTCTCCAGAAGATGCTAAAAAATACAAACCAGCAGTAAACTACACAGAAGGCTTCTTATTAGAAAAAAATAAAGATGCTACAATAGTCTTTATGTCTTGTAATGACACAGACATTGGCGATACTACAGTAATTCCTACAGAAAATATTAAATCATTTAAATTTGTGCGTTGATTTTTGCATAAAATTATGCCAGTCCTATAAAAAAGACCTCGCATAGCTTTATGATATGCCTGTTTAACAGATAACATATCAGCCCTATCGAGATAATCTTGATATAAACAAACGAACAAAAGGAGATAAATTATGAGTTCGAGCATAACCAATGCTTTTATTACCCAGTTTGAAGCTGAGGTACATATGGCATATCAAAGAATGGGTGCTAAGCTAAAAAATCTTGTTCGTGTAGTTAATGGTGTATCAGGCGAATCTGTTAAGTTCCAAAAAGTAGGAACTGGTGAGGCAACATCTAAAGCAAGACATGCTGAGGTTGTAGCAATGAATATTTCTCACACTAACGTAACAGCTACTCTCGCTGATTTCTATGCATCTGACTATGTGGATAGATTAGACGAGCTTAAAACCAACATTGACGAAAGACAAGTAATCGCTAATAACGCAGCTTACGCTCTTGGAAGAAAAACTGACTCAATCATTACAGACGCTATGTCATCTGCAACTACACTAGCTAACAACGCTGGTGCACAGGGTGGTACAGTAGCAACTGATCTTAACATTGATAAGTTTAAAGAGATGCAAGCTCTATTTGGATCAAATGATGTTCCAGATGACAACCAAAGATATTGGGCTATTGGTCCAAATCAGTGGTCTGACTTATTAGCTGACGATCAGTGGACTAGACTAGAGTACATTGGTTCAGGAGAACTACCTTTCTCTGGCATGAATTATACTGCTAAGAGATTCTTAGGTTTCTTAACCTTCGTACATTCTGGACTAGATACATCTGGTTCAACAGATAGACATACAATCGCATGGCACAAATCATCAATGGGCTTAGGCGTTGGATCTGAAGTAAGAACTGAAGTAAACTACATTCCTGAGAAAGTAGCTCACTTAATGACA